GATTCGATGAGATGGTCCAATTGATGTGGGTCATGAAACAAGTTAGGGATCGACAGGCCAAGCGGAAGGGAGTGGTGATAGAAATATGAAACAAATACCAGGGTTCCCAGGATAAATGAAAGCACTCAGTATTCCACGAGGACAATATGCTTGATCCACAAATCTTGTCTTACTCTCCATATTCTCTTACACAAGGGCAAAAGCAGGCCATTGATGATATTCGGCAAGACCTTCGATCTGGTCATACGATGAACCGTCTATTGCAAGCTGATGTAGGAGCGGGGAAATCGGCTGTGATATTCTACGTGGCTATGGCTTGTGCCCAACAGGGACATCGTTCTTTGATAATTGTACCTACCAGTATTCTTTCCCAGCAGCACGCCAATACATTGAAGAGTTTTGGTTGGTCTGATTATCAATTACTTCAAGCAGGAGAGAAAAATAATGGGGCAGCTATTACTATTAGCACTCATGCTGCATTAAACGATGATGATCTACTTCGATCAGTATCATTTGTGGCGATTGATGAATTTGTTAAATTCGGGGTTGAACAACGTGCCCAGGCAACCAAGTACAACCCCCACCTCCTTTTAATCTCGGCTACTCCCATCCCCCGCACCTTGGCCTCCACAGTGTTCGGCGATCTCGACGTGTCTACGATCAGGGAGTTACCCATTAAACGCGGTCAGGTTATCACGCGATGGGTGTTACCTGATCGACGCGAGGGCATGTATGAGATCATAGAACAGGAGTTGGGGGCCGGGCATCAGGTGTATGTGGTGTATCCCCGTATCGGGGACGAGGAACAAGAACAATCTGCTGTGAAAGGATACGGAGAAATATGTCAAAGGTTTGGGGACCAAAATGTATTATTGTTGACCGGAAGACTTAACAACGAAACCAAAAGTGAAGCATTAAAACGCTTTAAGAGCGGAGAAGTTAACATCCTCGTCTCCACTATCATCGCTGAGGTCGGTTTGGACAATTCCAACGCTACAGTGATGGTAATAGAGGGGGCTGATCGGTTTGGCCTATCCCCACTCCACCAGCTTCGGGGTAGAGTATGTCGTTCAACCGATACGGCGTTTTGTTTCCTCGTAGCCGAGACTGCCAACCAAACCAGTATAGACCGGCTGGAGGTAATCGAACGCTGCCAGGATGGATTTGATTTGGCAGAACATGATCTCCGACTCCGGGGTCCAGGTGAGATATTCAGCACCAAGCAACACGGCCTTCCCGACCTCAAACACGCCAGCCTGGTGACAGATTACGACCTGATCCTCAAAGCTAAGGAGATCGTGGAGACCGGGGAGATTAGTGAAGGGGTGAAACAAATGACACAAATGAGGTATGATATTAAATTGGGGAGTACAGCATGAGCGGACGCAAAAACGACCAAGACAAAAACAGACTCGACCTGATTCCACCCTATGCAACCGAGGGGATTGGTCTAATTCTCACCTTTGGGGCTAAGAAGTATGCAGCCTATAATTGGGCTGAAGGGATCGCTTATTCACGGATTATAGGGGCGATTAAACGCCACCTTACTGCTATTGAAAAGGGCGAAGATCGTGACCCAGAGAGCGGGGAGTTGCATATCGACCATATAGCCTGTAACGCGGCCTTTCTCCAAACATTTCAACGATTCCCTGATCGCTATAGTGAGTTTGATGATCGGTTTTGGAAACCGGTTGATCGAACCCAGCCCATTGAAGGAGGCTATTGATGCGAACAGCTATTGTACTCATCATGGTAGCTTCATTCTTCGCCCTGGGTCTCAATGACCTGGTAGAACGAAACTGGAAAACAGGTATAGCCTCGGTTCTAATTGGGATTGTCCAGGCACTTTTCTTTTGGAAGGGATTAAAATGATATGTTATTTGGATATGGATGGGGTACTTACTGATTGGTGTAAAGCAGCCCATGAATTAAATGGTCTTGATTATCCAGGTCATAATAAATGGCCATACAAATTTGGCTCGGAAGGATGGGGCTGGGGAAAACAAGCGGGGCTTCTAACATATAATTGGGATTCTATGGGCAGACAATTTTGGGCAAACTTGGAATGGATGCCGGATGGTAAAGATATATTGAGTAAATGTATATCTTGTTTTGGAATGGATTCTATATGCCTTTTTTCCTCGTTTTATATACGTGCAAACGGAGCCGTGAATGGGCGATTGGATTGGATTGACCACAATATACCTGAGTTCAAGAACAAATTCCTAACTGGTACTATTCCTAAAAGCATATGTGCCCACCACGATGCTGTATTGATTGACGACTACGATAAAAATATCCACGACTTTGTAGCAGCCGGGGGCCAGGGAATCCTAATTCCGCGTCCGTGGAACGAACTTCATAACTGGTCTGATTCAGTATTGAAAGTTTTGGAAAACAGCCTGGAGGATTTCAGATGAGTAAGATATTAGTCATACCTGATTTACATGAACCTGTTTCTCGTAAAGGCTCCCTACAATTTTGTCAGGATATTTACGATGCCTGGGATTGTGACAAGGTGATTTTTATCGGGGATGTAGTTGATTGGTCTGCGATTAGTTTCCACGTTAATAATCCAGAAGCCCCAGGTCCATTCAATGAATACCAACTTGCTTTAGCCAAAATACAGAAATGGTATAAAGCATTTCCAAATGCTACCGTAACAATAGGTAATCACGATGCCCGGCCAAAACGAGTGGCCGAATCAGTTAATATCCCTGAGAAATTTATACGGGATTACGCTGATCTTTGGAAAACACCTAAATGGAAGTGGGTTCATCACACGATTATAGATGAGGTTTATTACTGTCATGGACACAAGAAAGGCGGGGGTAAGACACCCGCTTGGAATCTTGCTGGTAAACTTGGAATGTCCACGGTATGTGGCCATTGGCATAGTAAAGGCGGGATCAATTGGTCAGCGAATCCACTTCGTCGTTGGTTTGGTATGGATACGGGATGTTTAATTGATGATGATGCCTATGCGTTTGTATATGCTGCCGAGCAACCGGCTCGATCTATTCTTGGCTGCGGAGTTGTACTTGATGGTATACCTTATTATGAGATTATGCCTGTTGGTAAAGGCGAAGTCTACCACGATTCGAGGTTTTGATATGAAAAGTGACCACGGACTCCCAGCCCGATCCGGGGCGACCCGGTGTTGTACCTCTGTTGAGGAACGTAGGCTCCGAGAAAAGTTAGCTTACGGCTTGATTACGTTCGATCAGTTTGAGGCTAAGTATAAAAAGTTGAAACAGAGGGGATTGATATGGCGAAGGTAAACAAACCCAGTGACCTGATCCCAACGCGACGACCGATTACCAGGTTGACGGTTGATCGAATAGCTCAGGTAATGTTCAATCAGTTGATCGCCCAATGGTCACTGACCAACGCCCGTAAGATCGGGAGGGCGTTGACCAAGAAATTAAAAGGGGAAGCCAAACGGCGGAGGGGGAAGTGATGGAATATAAAGCCACAGCATATAACGCATTATGTTCATTGCGGGAATTTATTGTCAATGGAATAAATGCTGATGAAAGTGATTTTGTTGATAAGTACGACCACGATTTAGACATTGCAGAAGATTATGATTGCGGTAATATGCAGGCTGATGTTATACCACCTACTGATGTGGTCTTAGAAAAATACAATATTACCGTTAATGAATACTATATAATCGCTAACGATATTTCAAAAAAACTTTCCTTTGGGTGTTGTGGATGGTGTATATAATGAACGACTGGCGAAACGTATTGGCTGAAGCGGGGTATCCGACCGACATCCTATGCCTGGACTTCGAGACCTATTTCGATAACGAGTATAGTTTATCAAAGATGAGCACTATTGAGTATATCAACGATCCAAGGTTTGAATTAACGGGGTTAGGTGGGTTATATACAGATACCGACAATCCTGCTTTTATAGAACCTGATTCAATCTATATACCAGTAGATATAGATAATTATACTGTCCTCGTCCAGAACGCCCGATTCGACATCACTATCCTACAGGAAAAGTTCGGAATTGTCCCTAAGTACATTGTTGACCTCATAGACTTGGCCAAACACTATGATTCCCGTATGAAGCACGGTCTCAAACAGATGGCCCAGATGTTTGGCCTTCTCCCAAAGGGCGAGACCCAAAACTTCAAGGGGTTACATTGGGATAAAATGACCAAGGAACAACGCCAGGCTCTTCGTGAATACACTATCCGTGATGTTGAATTAGAAACCGAACTCGCTAAAATTCTATTGCTCAAACTCACCAACCCAAAAGAAGAACTCGCCCTGGCCCGGCACACCCTCAATCTCTGGCTACACCAACGTCTTCGAGTAGACTTCGACAGGGCCAAACAACTCAAGGTCCAGATGCGAGCCAAGATAGCCCAAGCCGTGAAGCAATCAGGCCATACGATCAAAGAGCTTCGCAGCCAAAAGTTCGCCCACTATCTCCAGGAAGCACTTCCCCCTGGTGAAAAGGTCCCGATGAAACAAGGTAAACGAGGTAATATCCCGGCCTTGGCAAAGACTGACGAAGCCTGTCAACAACTTCTCATTCATTCTGATCCTAAAGTACGTAACCTGGTATCTGCGAGAGTATCAGTTAAATCTTGGCCAACACATATGAAGCGAATTGATAGTATTGTGGCCCAGGCTAAGGCTAATGGGGGGCTACTTCGTATACCGATCAATTATTATGGTTGCCATACTGGTCGATGGTCGGGGGGAGAGGGGTATAACCTACAAAACTTGGGGGCCGAGGGCCGGGGAGGGCAGGAACATGATTCTTTAATTGGTCAGGTTAAGACCTGTTTGCTTCCACTCGAAGGGTGTGTACCGTGTATTATAGACTCGGCACAGATAGAGGCCAGAATCGTGGCTTGGCTTGCTGGCCAGGATGATTTAGTGGAGGGTTTCGCTGGCGGAGAAGATGTCTATTCGACGTTCGCCACCGAGTTATTCGGCTGTCAAGTCCGCAAGCCTCGATCCACTGATCCCAAACCATTGGCCACAGCTTTGAAGATCAAGCGTGGATTCGGAAAGGACACAATTCTCGGTGCGGGTTATGGGATGGGAGCGGACAAGTTCTATCGAAATTGTATGGCGAACGCAGCCCTTCGGCCATTGTTTGATTCTGGTGAGTATGACCTCGCGTTCATCAAAAAACTGATCGGAACCTACCGCACCACTTACTCGAAGATACCAAAATATTGGAACCAGGTCGAACGAGCATTTCGTTTGTGTATTCAGTACCCCCATTTAGAGCCGGAAGTGGGCTGCACTCGGTTTTATTGCCGGGGTCAGACGGTTCACATCCGGCTTCCATCTGGACGAGTGTTGTACTATCGCCATGCTCGTGTGGATAAGAAAAAGACAATCAAGTATCAATGGGGTCCGTTGTGGGGCGGGTCGATCACGGAGAATATTGACCAATCAATAGCCCGCGATCTTCTTGGTTATTGGTGGTTACAAGCAATCAAAGAAAATCTGCCTGTTTTTATCCACATACATGATGATTTAAGGTTGCTTTCTATAGAGAATAAGATTGATGAACACATAAAAATCCTCTCGCAAATAATGACAACTTCTCCATTATGGGCAGAAGGATTACCGTTAGCAATCGACGTAGTGAAAGACAAATTATTGTGAAAATAATACCAAATTTTCCTACATATCGGATTACTAAAGGTGGGCGTGTGTGGAGCACCAAAGGTAATTATGAGAATGGCCAATGGATGAAATTACAGACGAGTTGCTCTGGGTATTTGTATGTAAAACTTCGCAAATGCTCTAAATATTATCATTGTTTAATACACCGTCTTGTCCTCGAAACCTATGTTGGTCCGTGCCCAGAAGGAATGCAATGCCGCCATCTAAATGGTAATCCCCAAGACAATCATTTGGAAAATCTTTGTTGGGGAACACCAAAAGAAAATCATGCGGATGCGATCAGGCACAAAACGCATCAGGGATTAAAAAACCACGGCGAGATGAGCAATTTTTCTAAACTTACTGAACAAAAAGTCAAGCTGATTCACAATCTTTACCATAGTGGAGCCGATAGCCAACAAGGTTTGGCCGACGCTTTTGGAATTAGTCAACATTGTGTACAAACTATAGTAACAAAGAAAACATGGGGGTATTTATGGGATTGATAACTAATTGCAACAACCAAACAGAACGTATCCGGCGGGCCAAGCAACAGGCTGAAGGCTATGATCCCTGTTTCAAGACAGGCCGAACCGGGTGTCCCGAAGTGAACCAATGTGCCTTCGTTGGGCTATGCCAGCAACCGTTTATGCCGAGAGCGGGGAGAGTGATTGAGGTGAGGGAATGATAAAAAAACTGATCTGTTGGTTCAGGGGCCATGTTCCGTTTGATCGCCATACTGAATATCAAACCTATTATATACATATTCCAGCCGGACGTGGGGCTTTTTGTCGTGATCCTGAACGATATGAATATGCAGGTAGGCTTTATAAGTGTAGACGTTGCGGTGAATTAGTATGGCAGTATGGTATAGCACTTTGGGAAGTCGAAGATTTAATATTAACTATATTAGAAAATTTGCCAA